CGGAGGTCCGTTTTTCACGTCAAAGTCATACGTTAGCAATAAGCGAAAGCATATTGTTAAGGATATGACCTACACGTTTAAAACATTCTCGGGTGCGACTATTACTAGGTCCTGGAAAGGACTTAACGTAGCCTACCATCCGAGAACACTTGGCAAAACTGATTTCCCGCCTTCAATTCACTCTTCAACGAGTGCATTGAATGCAGCGGGAACTACAGCTATTGCCCGGTGTGCCCCCGGGAATCCTCCTGCCGAAGCTGCCACATTTCTCGGAGAAATTGTTAAGGACGGTTTCCCGTCCATTCCAATTATCCGATCGTGGGAACAGCGCACTAAAGCTGCTCAGGCCCTTGGGTCTGAGTACTTGAACGCGGTGTTCGGTTGGTTACCAATGATCAATGACATCGATAAGATGTCAGAGACCATACGTCACGCAAATAAAGTGCTTGCACAATATGAGCGTGACGCTGGTAAGCAAGTCCGGCGTCGGTATGAGTTCCCCATCGAAACGAGTGGTGAAGAAATAGTCCTTAGCAATAGCGCCGGTCCGGCGTATGTTAATGGCACATTCTTCTACTCGTTAGGGAAGTTGACGAAGATAGTTGAAACCTATCGTCGCAAATACTTCAGCGGAGCCTTTACCTATCATTTGCCTACGGATTACGACTCCCGTAATGCACTTGATAGAGTAGAACTCCTATCCAAATTACTTGGAGCTGAAGTGAGTCCAGACACAGTCTGGAATCTTCTTCCCTGGAGCTGGGCCATTGATTGGGTTACCAACGCAGGAGATGTTGTAAACAACCTCTCCCAAGTTGCCAATCAAGGCCTGGTTATGCGCTATGGGTACATGATGGAACATACCATCGTGAGCCATACCTATAAGCTCGAAGGACTGGTCCTTAACGGACCAACCGTCTCGGGTATTGCTACTCGAGGAGGTCCCTTCGACACGAATACTGTCAGCTACGTCACTGAGACGAAGCAGAGAGTTCGTGCTAACCCCTTTGGTTTTGGACTGACTTGGGACGGCTTGTCACCGTTCCAGGCTTCCATTGCGGCGGCTTTGGGATTAACCCATCGCCGTTAGCAGTATTCACTGCACACCACAATAGAGGCCAACAGGCCTCAACAATAGGAGCATGCCTATGTCATTCGCCGATCCGCAGACCGTCACCATCTCCGGTACCGCGATCTCCCTACCCCGTACGAGTACGGGGGACGGAAATTCCCGGTATCTGAGTGCCGACGGCAGGGTTCAGCTCAGTGCGTCCTCGCAGTATAACAAGAGGACGCGCCGAACCCTACGGCTCGACCATTCGAAGATCGCAGCGGACCCGTTCACTGCCGATAACACGG